TATTACTTGGATTAGAACAAGCAATATCAGATGTAACAAGTTCAAATGCTACTTCAAATAATACAAGTACCAGTGGATCCAATACTTCGATCCATGGATATGAGGCTACAACCAATTACAATTCTGGATCAAATCCGACAACTACTCATACAACTACTAGTACAACTCATAATAGTTCTGAGACTGCATCTGCACCGGCCAATGCACCTAGCACACAAATCTATTCTAGTAATTCATGTACTATCGCATATAGCGGTGCATTAAGTACAGTAACCTTTGGGATCGCAGGATCCGGATATTACCATGATCCTTACTGCGAGAGAAGAATGTTAGCACAAGTTTTAAATAAGTTTGGATTAAAAGTTGGTGCTTTAAGTTTACTATGCCAGGATCCAAATGTTCGTAAAGCATTATATGATGCGGCCAGTTATTGTCCGATCAATGGCAAAATAGGCCTAGAGGCTAAAGCAGAATGGGATAAATTAAATGCTGATGTCACAGATCAAGTAGATCAGTACAGAGTATATAAAGAAAGTTTAAAACAATGAAAAAGATTTTGATCAGTATAGTGTTTTTTTGCACTCCTCTTTTCGCCTATACTGAGACTTTAACCACAAACAATCTAATAACTAATGGCACTTTTGAAAGTGGTAATAGTAATGGTTGGACAACCAATGGTGATGTTCAAGTATTAAATGACTGTTGTGGTTCAAACTATGATCTGGAGTTTGGAGATAGTGGTAGTATCGAGCAATCATTTTCCCTCATTAGTGAGACTGTTACTCAAACAATGCTTGATAATGGCAACTTATCTTTGAACTCCAGTATTCTTATACAAAATGGTGAATGTTCTGGTACAGGATGTTGGGCAGGATCTAATAGAGGTGGTGTTGATCCATTTACTGTTAGATTACAAATTAAAGATGCTAATGAAAATGTATTAGCTACTTCAACTAACATAAGAACTAATAGTCCAACTGGAATTAATGGAGAAGTGTTTTATGATCAAGTTACATATAATGGCACTGGTTCTAATATTGGATCTATCTTTATTAGTGCTACTGATGCTGCTGCACCTAGTGTACTTGGTTCAACTAATGTAGATAATGTATCAGTTACTTTAACTTATGATAATACTGTATTAACTGCTACTCAAACTACTGCACTAAATGAAACTGTAGAAGAGTTAAATGAAGTTATAGAATTATTTGAAGAGATTATACCAGAAGAAATATTTACAGAAGAATTTGTTATACAAGAATTTGAACCAATAGCATTGGAAATTATAGAAGAAAACTTTACAGAATTAACAATAGCTGAACAATTTATAGAAGAAGAAATGATCTTATCAGTTGTAGAGACTGAACCAGAGATCGTGGAGATGGTGGAACCAGAACCAGTAGTAGAAGAGATTACTGAGATGGTAGAAGAAATACAAACTATAGAAGAAGAATTATATGCAGAAGTCAGTCAGCAAGAAGAACCAGGGATCACTGAACCAGAAGAAAAAGAAATCAGTGAGCCGGAAGAAGAGATCAACAGTGAAGAACCAGGATCAGAACCAGGATCAGAACCGGAATCAACTGGAACTGGAGATGAAGGATCTACTCAAACAATTTCTGAGGAAACTACTACTGTACCTGGAATAGATGATATAGCAGCTAAAGTTGCATCTAAGATCCAAGATCTAGATCGTAGATTGGAAGTCACACAAATGATCGTAGCTAAAGTTATTATGGGTGAAAATAATAATGCTATAAATTCTTATGCTAAATTTGGTAATGAGATATTTGAAAATCAATTAGAGATCAAAGAGATCTCACTAACAACTGCATATTTAAAAGATCTAGAAAAAGATGATCGTGTAATTTCATCACCGGTGTTTTATGAATACCAGGAAAAACTAGATAAGGCTAATGCAGATGTCATTAGAGCAAAAGAACATTTAAGAAATATACGAGGTTATTAATATGGATATAAAATCATGGTTAGGTATAGGATCTCTATTGATTACTCTTTTAGGATTTGCAATATTCCAGGGTAAGTTGATAAACAGAATAGATGCTATTGAGGCTAAGAAAACAATAGATATCAAACCATTAGAAACTCAGATCCAAATTAATAATGCTGAGATCAAAGTATTACAGACACAAGTACAACAGTTAAAAACATTAAATGATAATCCATTAGGGAGATAACATATGCCAAGTAAAAGACCAGGACTATATGCAAATATAAACAAAAGAAAAAAAGCAGGAACTTCTAGATCTAAAAAGAAATCTACAATAACTGCTAAAGCATATGCAAATATGAAAGCAGGGTTTCCAAAAAAGAAAAAGTAATAAGAATTAATTAACGAGAGGATATTATTATGCCAATGGGTAAAGGAACATATGGATCTAAGAGAGGCCGACCACCTATGAAAAAATCTAAGATGCCAATGAAGAAAAAGAAAAAGTGAGTAAGAAAATTGAGAGTAATGAACGAGACATTACACATATAAAAACACCAACTACTAAAGAAAAAGCAGATCAAATAGTTGATATGTTAATTACCCAGGCACACAGTAGATTATCATCTGGTGAACCATTAACTGCATCAGAGATGAAAGTATGCCTGGACATTTGTAAGACTTATAGTAGTGGAATTATGGTAGATCCTAATATAGATCTATTAAAAGATTTACCATTTGAACATGATGGCACTTAAAAATTCAAAAGTGAGGTGAATATGTCAATAAAGAAAGGATCAGAAACTTTTAGCGGCTATAACAAACCTAAAAGAACACCTGGTCATAAAACTAAAAGTCATGCAGTTTTAGCTAAAGTTGGAGATCAAACTAAGTTAATTAGGTTTGGCCAACAAGGTGTAAGTGGTGATAAAGGTAATACTGCAAGATCAAGATCATTTAAGGCCAGGCATGGTAAGAATATTAATAAAGGTAAAATGTCCGCAGCTTATTGGGCGAACAAAGTTAAATGGTAAAGAAACTTTCTAATGTACCTGCAAAATTAAAGATCTTTAAAAACTTTTTATATATAGCCTGGAAACATTTACAACTACCAGATCCTACTCCAATGCAATATGAGATCGCAGATTATTTACAATATGGATCTAAAAGAATTTGCATACAGGCATTTAGAGGTGCAGGTAAATCTTGGATCACATCTGCATTTACAGTTTGGAATTTATTAATGGACTGTGATCGAAACATCCTGGTAGTCTCTGCTAGTAAAACTAGAGCAGATGACTTTAGTACATTTACACAAAGACTGATCCAGGAACTTCCGATCTGTGAACATTTAGTACCTAATGAAAATCAAAGACAATCTAAAGTATCTTTTGATGTAGGTGGTGCCAGGGCATCTCATGCACCATCAGTTAAGTCTATGGGTATTACCGGACAACTTACCGGATCAAGAGCAGATCTAATTATTGCTGATGATGTAGAGTCAGCTAATAATTCTCAAACACAATTAATGAGAGATCGCCTGGGTGAGACTGTTAAAGAATTTGATTCGATTATAAAACCAGAAGTAGGTAGGATCGTATTCCTGGGTACACCACAAACTGAAATGTCTTTATACAATCAGTTAGAAGAGAGAGGATTTAAAACTCAGATCTGGTCAGCTAGATATCCAGGTGAAAAAGAAAAGATCAACTATGGATCTAAACTAGCAAAGTCTTTGATCGAAAATAAATACAATTTAAAACCTGGTGATCCTATAGATCCAAAAAGATTTGATGAAGAAGATCTAATGGAAAGAGAGGCTAGTTATGGCCGATCTGGATTTGCATTACAGTTTATGTTAGATACAACATTATCTGATGTAAACATGTACCCACTTAAACTTAATGATCTAATGGTCATGTCCGGTATCGACTCTTGGGATGAGGCACCAGGTAAAGTACAGTGGGCTAGTGGGATCGAGCAGATCAAAGCATTAGATCCAGAACTTCCTAATGTAGGACTTAAAGGTGATTACTATGTAGCACCTATGTATTGCAGTAGTGAATATTATTCATTCGAGGGATCTGTTATGTCTATAGATCCGGCAGGTAGAGGTAAAGATCGGACTGCCTATAGTATTGTAAAGATGCTTAATGGGATCTTATATTTAACAGACATAGGATCATTTGAAGGTGGGTATGAAGATCAGACACTTACTGATCTAGCATTAGCGGCCAAGGCTCAAAATGTTAATCAGATCATAGTAGAATCTAACTTTGGTGATGGAATGTTCAATAGGCTATTAGAGCCTATATTAGCAAAGATATGGCCAGTTTCTTTAGATGAAGTACGATCATCTATCCAGAAAGAAAAAAGGATTATAGACACTCTAGAGCCTGTAATGAACCAACATAGGCTAGTAATCAATCAAGAATTAATCAGAAGAGACTTTGATCTAGATCGTGATCATCAACTATTTTATCAGATGTCCAGGATCACTAGATCTAAAGGATCATTAAGACATGATGACCAGATAGATGTCTTAGCTATGGCAGTTCAATATTGGAATGAGGCTATAGGAAGAGATGTAGATCAAGCATTAGATTCCGCTAAAGAAGAAAGATTACGAGAAGAACTAGATGATTTTTTAGAACATACGATAGATCGCAGAAAACATAAATCAAATTCCTGGATAAATTAATTCCTACTATCGAGAGTTAAGAGACTTGTATAACCTATTGTATCTGATAGGTACATGTTTAGGTAGCAAGGGTGGGTGAGATAGTAGTCTATACTCTTAGTGATACTATTAGTGAACTAAGGGTACATGGGTGTATCTTAGATACTTACTCCACCTAGTCACTCTCAAGGTATTTTTGGTACACCTAGATCTAACACTTATAAACAACTACAACTAACTATTATGACTGTATTATTAATTATATTGATATGTGCAATAGCACTAGCTATGCACTATTATCCAGAACACTTTAAAGATTTCTTACACACAATAAGAACCACATATCTAAGACCAGAGATCAGTATTTTTGAATTGATCATCTTAGCAGTGATTACATTATTAATTATATCGATATTATGAATGGAGTAGATTTACAACTAATTATGTTAGATAAAGGGATCACCTTAGATAGACTATGTGATGATCTTGATCTCAGTAGAAATCAAATTGTAGGTATGCTACATGGAGACTCAGAGATCTCTAAAGAAGTTAAAGTATATGTAGGTACTTATGCCAAAGGATCCTAAGTTTCCATCTTATGTGACTATGGGTTATACCAAGATCAAATTGATCTTAGTAGATCCAGAGATCTGTAAAGATATCGGAGAGCAGCAAGGATCATACATGGGATCACCGCCATACAAGATCTACCTGGATCGAGACATCATAACTAATGGTGGATCTGATGCTGCTAATCTAGTGATCCATGAGATCTTACATCATATCTATGGTGTATCTGAATGTGATGATAAGACTACAGAAGAGATCCTGGTTAATACATTAGCTAATGGGATCACTGAGTTGATCTATAGATCTGAACTTAAAGACTGGTTAAGAAAACAAACATTATAGAACCTGGAATATTTGATACAAAAATATGAAAGGGTAATCGTATAGGCGAGGCCTAGGATCTCCCATATCGATCTATGGCCGAGGGTGTGGGTATAATGTCACTGGCCTGGTGACACAAATATTCTAATGATCAATGATCCTGCGGATCCACAAAGGATATCGTATCTGATGATCATTTAGGATCCTAAATTTTCAGATCTGGCCAGGATTATACGAAGTTTAGGCCTAGGTTTTTGGTTTTTGGTGTGTCTTTGTGTGTGGGTGTTTCAGTTTTTTTCGAGATAGATCAAATAGATACACCATTGGTACACCTATAGATACAACTAATGAAATTCCAAGGTGGGATTAATTACATTATGGAGTGACTTTATGAAAACACATTACATAGTAGAAACCAGTTATGGTGATCAGAAACTTACAAAAGTAGATCAGTATGGTGATCCAATAGATCCAGGTGTGAAACAACTGAGCCTTGATCTTAACTTTAAATGCCAGGTGATCTTCAAACCTAACAATGAATTAGTATTTGAGATCTTTGGATCTACAGAAGAAGATGCAGTGGGTAATGCTAAGATCCAGGTTGCAGATCTATTGAAGGACTTTGATGATCTTACAGATAATCCTGGCAACAGTATCGAAGTGAGTCCATTTCTTAGGCATAAAATTGCTATGCTGAAATGTACTGATCAGATAGAGTTCAGAATTGCAAATGAATAGAATGTCAGCAGAAATTATTAAAGACTACATAAACCTGGACACATCAGAAGAAGATCTTAAGAAGATGGCTACCAGGGATCTTATGATCAACTTAAAGCATTATCGATCTAAGATCGGAACTGAGGATAATAAATCCATGATCAGTAAAATTGAAAATGAAGTATTATCCAGGAACCTTGGTGATGAGTTTTTCAATTCTAAGTGGAAAAAGATATGAAGAGTAAACAAGATCGTATAGATCATAATTCAGTTGTAGATTTAGAAATGGATCGTAAACATATGATCGAATTTTTACAGGATCAGAACAGAACTACTTATGATGATCTGATAATAATGCGGAAACATTATGAAGAGTTATGTGATGCCAGGCTACTTAAATTGGAGTCTGCAATCTGGTTGATCTTGATCTGGAAAGAAATCTATAGAAGAGACTCTTTTATAATAAGGCCGCCTAAATGAACCTTGATATTACCGGTGAATGTTATAAGTGGCATAAATGTGATGAGGCCATACTTGGTGTCACTACGACTATAGTTCCAAGATTAGTTTATGATCGTGATCAGTTGTTAGAGATCATGCAAACTAAGTTTGGTTTTACAGAACATGATGCCTGGGATTACATGTGTCATTCCATGATCACACCGATCCATCCAGATAAACATCCATTGATCTTAGTTTCTGATAGAGATCATGTTTTAGAACATATTAAGTGAGTTATATATACTGCCATTCCTCATGTGTATATATATGTAGCCTGGGAATACGATCTTTATAGTTTTTCAGTCGTGTTTCCAGGTCTTTTTTGAATATTAGTGTTTAATGATATACTTTTTTTTCATTGATCAAGTGTTTACATGCTAAACACTGAAATGCTACAATATCTATAGATAGTGTAATTAATGCACTGGTGCAGTCCAAATGCCACAGATGCGGACACTATCAAAATGAAAAACTGGAGTAAATATGTTAAACACACAAGAAAATCCTAGAGAGATCATTGAGTCTGGTATAGATCAATATCTAACTACTTTTAGATCTAGACTTTATGATCATTACAATTCTATCCGCAAGGCTATGGAACTTCTAAACGAACTTGATAAAGCAGATGGCGGTAATCGTACAGAGCAAATTACATCTGGTAGAGGTTTATATTTAGGTGGTGATCAATATGATGAGAATAATGACATCCACAAATTGCAAAACTTCTTAACTGGTATCAGAACTATCAAGTTCACAGAAAAACAACTTAAGATGGCATGGATCTCTAATACTAAAGATATTCATGCACACATTACAAAAGAAGTTGCAAAAAAGAAAAAACTTATGATGAGTAAGTTTTTGAATGATCTAAATTCTGACTCTAATGTTATTCAAATGAATATCATAAGAGATGGAAAACATTACGATCTTTTAGAAGGTGAGGTTAGAGAAGATAAGTGGAATGGTAGATATCGCTTTGGTGCAGATCAGATAGATAACTCTGAGTACACTTTTCTTTTATATATCCAAGATACTACTGGTACTTATATGTTAAGAACTTCTAATCCTTGGGTAAGTTATTTAGATAAAAAACCAAGTTTAAGAACTGAGTATATTAAAAATACATACTTAGGAATGAAGGATGGTTTGATCAATCAATCATTAATCAACTATTAATAAACAACTTAGCACCTGGAGAGATCCAGGTGTTTTTTTTTAGCGGAGTAAAAATATGTTAAACAAAGAGTATGCAAAAATTGAAAAAGCATTGATTGAATATTATGGAGATGATTATTTTGAAGGGATGTTATCTGATCAGAGATGTTCGATTATTAAAAATTATATGTCCGACTGTCCAAGTTGGTGTGGAGATATTGCACTAGTGGTCGGTGGTGATAGTTGTTATAAAACTATCCTACATAAAACAAATGACAAGTGGGAAGTTTACGAAACTATGAACGAGGGAGAGTATAAATTATGTCAAGATCAGTAATACATAAAAGCATTAAATGTTTAAGTAGCCTGGATGGATTGATCGAAATGAGAGATCATGTAAGTTCAAAGGTAGCTAAATGGGATCCTGCAGATTATTCATATGATCTTTTAGATTTTAGAATGGACTGTAAGATCCTAAGTTTTTTAAATCACATGATCAGAGAAAAGAAAAAGAAGATCGATCAAGATCATGAGAGAATTATCAACATCCCAGATGGCCTGGTTGATGATGCAGATCCGCAGGATCTTGCAGCAACTAAAGGTGGGAGATGATCTTGTTAGATCATGAAGGCCTGTTAATCACAAATGTAATCATACATTGTGTACTTGTGTGTAATGTCTTGGATCCTAAATTGGATCCAAGGCTATTTTGGAGTAATACTATGAACACACTTAATGCAACTGGTAAGAGTATGTTCGATTTCATTTCTAAATTTAGAACTTTAAGTAATGAGATCCAGGCTCAGACCATACAAACTTTTTTATATGTTGCTATGTCGGAGAAAAGAGAGATACCAATGTCTGAACTTGCAGATGCACTTGGATTATCTCAAGCATCAGTAAGTAGGAATGTATCTTTTTATTCAAAAATAAATAGACACCGAGTTAAAGGTGTTGGGTTGTTAGGATCTAGAGAGGATCCAAAAGAGAGAAGGAAAAAATTAGTTTACTTGACTAATAAAGGGAATATGTTTTTTAACAACCTAGAGGATAAATGGAATTAGTAGTTAATATGGAATTGGTGGCTAGAGTGGGAGTCGAACCCACACGATCTTACGATCTCCGGATTTTAAGTCCGGTATGTCTACCAATTCCATCACCTAGCCAGGAGTAATATATTATGTCAATCAGAAAAAGAAATAAAGGTTATCAGATCGATATAAGTCATGATCATAGAAGATACAGAGTTCAAATCTCTGGTGATCATGGAGATGCGATCATAACTGAACAGTTAATTATCAAAGAACTAAAGACTGGTAGATCATGGGATCAGATTTTACAAATGATAGAAACCAGTAAAAAAGATCTAACAGTCTCAGCTATCTTATCTAAGATTAAGCATCAATATAATGACAAGCATGGGATCCAGACTGCTACTAATGTGGTTCATGATCTTGGATCTGAATTGAAGATTACAGATCTGGATGAAGATCACATAGATCAGATGATTGAACTCTGGAAGTCCAGAGGAAATTCAAATGCAACTTGTAATAGAAAGTTAGCAGTGATCTCCAAGATCTTAAACCATGCTTATAAAAGATCATACATTAAGATCAAACCATGTATCGAATGGTTGAAGGAAGGTGCAGGTCGGATCAGATATTTAAAAGAAACTGAACAGATCTTGTTTTGTAATATTCTCAGATCTGGTGGACATCATGATCTTGTAGATCTAGTGACTGTTGCATGTGATACTGGTTTTAGAAAATCAGAACTTAAGAGGATCGATCTAAGAAGAGATCTTGATGGTGATCAACTAACCTGCCAGGCCACAAAAAATGACACGATCAGAACTATTAATCTTACAAAAAGATCTAAAGCGATTTTACATAGAAGAGGTAATAATCCATTTAGCAATATAACTGATGAGTATCTTAGATCTGCCTGGAACTTTGGTAAGATCAAGATGGGATTAGAGAATGATCATCAGTTTACATTTCATTGTACTAGACATACATGTGCAAGTAGATTAGTTCAAAGAGGAATTGGGATCCAGGTAGTGCAATCATGGTTAGGTCATAAGACAATTAAGATGACACTAAGGTATGCACATTTGAATCCTAATAATTTTATAGAGGCCAGGAATGTACTTGATCAGATTAGTAGTGACAAATCTGGTGACAATAAAGTCACAAGTATATAGTATAGTCTTTATAAATGTTTAAGTTAGGTAGGTTATGATGTGGACTATAGACTTAAAATCACATCAATAGAGTTATACACTAGAGGAAGTATATAAGTCGAACATCATAACCATACTTAATGTTTAATAAACCACTGATGTATTTAATACATGGGAGTGCAAGTATGGTGACACAAGTCGGTGACAGAACATTTCTAGATCTAAGAAATCTCATGGATCAGCAACTAGAATTAGAGCAAGTTATGATCCATAAAGGATCAGAAAGGTACCACAAAAAACAAAGATCAGCAAAAGAAAAAAAGAATGAAAGTCTCACGATCTATGGAAAAAAATTATTAAAGAGATCTGTAGATCAATATGAAAAGTATCTGGATAATGAATTGAACTCCAGGAAAAGCGGTGCAACTTTAATAGCACATGAATATTTAAAAGACATTGATACCAGGACACTGGCAGTCATAGCTACTAAGAAAATTATAGATGGTATATCTCACAGGAAAAAATTCACATCATTTGCTATCAGTCTAGGCGGTAAGATCGAAGATGAAGTTTATTTTAGATCATTTCAAAATCACAATAAGGCTTTATTTGAAACTGTTGATAAGGATCTAAATAAAAGATCAAGTCATTATGGTTATCGTAGGCATAAGCATCTAAAGCAATCCCAGAGAGATGGGTTCGAGTGGACACACTGGACTACCAAGATCAAAACACACATAGGCACCTTACTGGTGTCTTTGTTTATTGAGGCTACAAATTTTTGTACGACTGAAAATAAGATCTTGAGAAGAGGTGCTAGTATTACTGCTATAAAATATTTAGTACCTACTCAGAAGATTATAGAGACAATAAAAAAGATTGAGGATTTCAATGAGTATTTAGATCCAGAATATTTACCTACATTAGTTAGGCCTAAAAAATGGAAACCAGGAATGTCTAAAGGTGGTGGATATTACAGTCAAGATATAAATCCGATCATGTTAGTTTCTGGAAATAAAATTACATCACACATGAATTATCTTAGAGATCTAAAACATGCTGATATGGATGCAGTTATTGATGGGATCAATGCAGTTCAAAGTACCATGTATAAAATTAATAAAGATATATTATGGGTAGCAGATACTACATATAGTAATGATCATTTGAATGAAGGATCAACTATCGTGACAAGTAAAGAGATAGATCTACCTAATAAACCACATGATATTGCAACTAATAAAGAGAGTTTAAAGAAATGGAAGGCAGAGGCTACTGTGATCCATGGATTAAATCAGAAACATAAATCGAAAAGATTAGCTACTGCAAAAACTTTATATCTTGCTAGAGAATTTAGGGATAAAGATCAGATAGGTTTTCCATGCAATTTAGATTTTAGATCCAGGTTATATTATGTACCTGCATTTCTTAATCCGCAGGGTACTGATCTTGCAAAGTCATTATTAAAATTTGCAGAGAAAAAACCTATAGGTGAATCTGGATATAAATGGTTATGTATTCACCTAGCTAATATGTATGGTGAAGATAAGATAAGTTTAGATCAGAGAGTTAAATGGACTGAGGATCATAAAGATATGATCTTAGAGTGCAGCGAGGCACCATTTGAAAATAGATCCTGGCAACATGCAGATAAACCTTGGCAATTCCTGGCCGCTTGTATGGAGTACAGTAAAGTAGATCAGCATGGGTTAGGTTATGAGTCAGATCTACCGATCCACATTGATGGATCATGTAATGGATTACAACACTTTTCTGCTCTATTCAGAGATCAGCAAGGTGGGTATGCAACTAATTTAACTGATACAGATCTACCGCAGGATATTTATCAAATCGTGTGCGATAAAGTTATTGATAAATTAAAAGATAATGATAACCCATTAGCAAAGCAGTGGTTAGATTATGGTATAGATCGTAAAGCAACTAAAAGATCTGTTATGGTTTTACCTTATGGCGGAACTAGATTTTCATGTGTCGAATTTATAGATGAATATTTAGAGGATCGTGAAGATAAAGGTGATAAACATTCATTTGAAAATAGATCTAAAGCATGTTTATTCCTGGCACATATAGTCTGGGATAGTATTGGTGATACAGTGATCAAGGCCAGAGAGGCTATGGACTGGCTACAAAAAGTTGCTAGGTTAGTAGCTAAATTAAATAGACCGGTGTACTGGGAGACACCATTAGGTTTTCCGATCAGACAAGCATATTACGATACTAAAGATTTAGTAGTCAGAACTAAGATGATGGGTAGGATCAGAATAAAATCTACAACCGATAAAATTAATAAAAGAAAACAAGCATCTGGCATAAGTCCAAATTTTATTCATAGCCTGGATGCGACTGCCATGTATCTAACTATAGATCATGCCAGGAAAAAAGGTATTAATGATTTTTCAATGGTACATGATAGTTATGGAACTCATGCTTGTAATGTTGAACTGTTAGGTGAATGTACAAGATCTGCATTTTTAGAGTTATATCAAAGTGAAGATCCTATAGAACATTTAAGAGATCAACTAAAACATTTATTACCAGAGAAAGATAAACACAAGATACCAGATCTACCGGATAGAGGAGATCTGAAATTAGATAATGTTAAGTTAGCAAAATATTTTTTCTGCTAATTTTTTTTATCTAATTAATACACAAATGTATCAATACATACATGTATAGATAATAATCTATGGAGATAAAGAGATGCCTAAACATATTAGACATACTACACCGGAAGGAATAGCATCTTATCCTTGGTTGAATAAACCAGATACTAAGTTCGATCCAGATGGTGTTTATAAATGTAATATTTTGATCGAATCAGATAAAGCTAAATCAGTAATATCAGCAATAGATAAAGCATATGATCAGAATGTTATTAATGTAAAAGAAGAAACCGGTAAATCTAAGATCAAACCTGCAGATAAACCTTATGTAATAGGATCCAAAGATGATCCGATAGTTGCACCAGGACAAGTTATGTTCAAAGTTAAATGCAAGGCCAAGATCAAAGATACAGAAGTAAGGCCGCATGTAGTAGATAGTAAAGGCACACAATTAGTTGGCACTGATATTTATGGTGGATCCAAAGTAAGAGTGTGCATGGATCTAGTTCCTTATTATGTATCTACTACTGGTGCCGGTATTACTCTCAGATTGATAGGTGTTCAAGTATTAGAACTACAAGATGCACCTGCACCAGATCTATCGACTATGGGATTCAAAGAAGAAGAGGGTTTTATGGTTGAGAATAACAATGAAGTTGAGAGTGATGATGGAAAACAAAAACAAAAAGAAGAAATCTCAAACGAAGATTTCATTTAGATCTGGACTTGAAGTACACCTAGCTGATCAGTTGAATGAGTTAGGTGTACTCTTTGAATATGAGACTTTAGTGGTTAGATATACCAGGCCAAGTAAAACTCATAGATACACACCAGATTTTATTTTACCAAATGGAATTATCATAGAGGCGAAAGGAAGGTTCTTAACAAAAGATAGACAGAAACATTTATTGGTAAAAGCTCAATACCCAGATCTTGATATTAGATTTGTATTCTCAAATCCTAATGCCAGGATAAGTAAAACATCAAAGACCACTTATGCAAAGTGGTGTTTAACAAATGGATTTTTATATGCAAAACAAGATATACCAAAGACATGGATTAAAGAAAAAAATAGGAATAAGAAAAAGAAGTAAAACTAAAACAATTTTAGTTAGACATTCTGATACACCTAATAAAATGGATATTAAACCAGAACAAATCTTAGAACAGAATAGTCAAGATGGGATCCTGGGATTTGCAGATCATTTTATAATTACTATTGATGGTAAAGTTTATGCAGGTAGGGATGTAGATGTTTATGGTTTTGATGTAGATAATTTTACAGTATCAATTCTTATGATCGGTAGAAATTATTTTACTCAGCATCAAATAGATTCAGTTAAAAAATTAATTACAGATCTGAAAGAAAAATATGGATCATTAGGAATACAAAATAAAACAACTATAACTAAATTATGAATGAAGAAGAGAGTACATTTGTTAGGCATGAATCTTGTCCGAACTGTAAGTCTAAAGATAACCTGGCTAGATATAGTGATGGTCATGCTTATTGTTTTGGATGTAATTATAGAGAAAAAGGGAGTAATGATTTGCAAATAGATAATAATAAAACATACAGTACAGATGCAAAAATAGATGATCTTGAATACAGATCATTGAAATCTAGATCTATTAATTTAGATACATGTAAAAAGTACAGTTATAAGATCGGAAAATTTAAAGGTGAGTTAGTACATGTAGCAACTTATGATAAAGGTATTTTTAAATTAAGATATAAAGATAAAAGATTTTCCTGGATCGGTGATTCAAAGTCAGTCGGTTTATATGGTGAACATTTATTTAGATCTAAAGGTAAAAGAATTACGATCACAGAAGGTGAGATAGACTGTTTATCTGTAAGTCAAGTGTATGGTAATCAATGGCCAGTTGTTAGTTTAAAGAATGGTGCTAATGCGGCAGTCAGAGATATATCAAAGTCTTTAGAATTTTTACAAGCATTTGAAGAAATAGTAATTTGTTTTGATCAAGATGAACCTGGACTGAAAGCTGCAAAGGCAGTATCAGAATTATTTACACCTGGCCAGGCTATGATCGCTAGACTTCCTATGAAGGATGCGAATGAAATGTTAGTTGCAGGTAAGACCAAAGAACTTTTAAATTGTTTATGGGATGCAAAAGTTTATAGGCCAGATGGAATTGTAGATGCTTATGATTTACTTGATGATGTATGTAATAAACCTAAAGTAGAATCTGTATCTTACCCATTCAAATCAATGAACATTTTAACTCATGGATTAAGGAAAGGTGAATTACTTACAGTCACCGCAGGTACCGGAATTGGTAAGTCACAATTCTGTAGGGAACTTGCATATCATTTAATAAAAGAAGATAAAAAAATTGGGTATATAGCATTAGAAGAAAACCTTAGAAAAACTGCAGAAGGTTTAGTAAGTTTAGATCTTAATACACCTTTACATATTGCTACTGATATCGATAAGAAAAAAGTATCTAAATCATTCGATACATTATTTAAAAATAATAATGTTCTTTTTTATAATCACTTTGGATCTTTGGAGTACGATAACTTACTAGCTAAAGTTAGATATTTAATTAAGGCCATGAAGTGTGAGTACATAGTTTTAGATCATATATCTATTGTAGTTTCTGGAATACAAAATGGTGATGAGAGAAGATCTATTGATAATGTGATGACTGGATTAAGATCATTAGTTGAAGAGACCGGTGCAGGTCTGATCTTAGTAAGTCATTTAAGAAGATCAGCTACAGAAAGAGGTCATGAAGAAGGCGGCCAAACTTCATTATCACATCTTAGAGGATCAGCAGGGATCGCACAGTTATCAGATATGGTTATAGGTTTGGAAAGGAATCAACAGAGTGCTGATAAACATAATCAAACTGTAGTAAGAATATTAAAAAACCGATTCAGTGGTGAGACCGGAGTAGCATGTAAATTAAATTATGATCCTACTACTGGTAGATTAACTGAGTTGTACAATGATTTATGATAAAGAATTTAAAACTCAATCAGAATGGCATCAATATCTTATTAGACATGCGATTACTCAAGCAGAAGTTTTTAAAAAAAAAGAAATTGTTTTACAAATTCATAATGAGGATGACATGTATTTACTATCATCAGCATTGAGTATTGTTTTTCATGATCGTGAAGATGTAGATATTTATTTTGAAATAAAGGAAGTGAACTAAATGGATAACAAATATATTCTTTTATTAGGTGATTGTTTAGATCATTTAAAAAATCTTGAAGATAATAGCATAGATTTAATTATTACTTCACCGCCTTATGAAGATGTTATGGGTGCCGGATATGGTGCTAAAACTAAAGACATATTATTTTTAAAATTATATTCTGAATTTTTAGATAAAGTTTTTAGAGAATATAAACGAATTTTAAAAGAGAATGGTCAAATATTTTTTAATATAAAAAGTAAAACTTTGAAGAAAAAATTAAACACACCTCATTGGATTGAATTTACAGATGGGTTTCAAAATTTATTATTTAAGTCATATATTATTTGGAAATATGCCGGTTCATTTGATAGTACAAAGTCTAGGTTTCATTTAGATTATGAAGTTATATACCACTTATCTAAAGGTGATGATATTTATTTGAACTCTGATTGTGACATACATGATCCATTGTCGAGTGTATGGTATGTTCCGCATAACATTGAAAAGAAAGACAGAGTGCATCCAACACAAATGCCATTAGCATTAGTTGAAAGAATACTTAAAGTTGCAAGTAAAAAAGGTGATGTTGTTTTAGATAATTTTATGGGTAGTGGAACTACAGGTATTAGTTGCAAACGAAATGATCTGAAATTTATAGGCATAGAATTAAATAACAAATATTTCGATATAGCAAAAAGAAGAATGGAAGAAAAACAAAAATGAAATACATATTAGATTTAGAATGTGATAATTTTTTAGATAAAGTTAGTAAGATCCACTGCATAGTTATGAAGAATATAGATACTAATGAGATCTATACTGATCTTGATCAATGTTTAGATCTTTATCAGAAGGCAGAATTAATTATAGGTCATAATGTTATCGCCTTTGACTGTAAAGTTATTGAAAAAATATTAGATATAAAAACTAAAGCAAAATTATTTGATACTCTTGTAGCATCTAGATTAGTTTGGTCACATATAAAAGAATACGATTATAAAAATATACATTCTGGTTATCCATCTAACCTGGTAGGTAGGCAGAGTTTAGAGGCCTGGGGATATAGACTTAAATTAAATAAAGGAACTCCACCAGATCAATGGGATGTGTTCACTAAAGAAATGTTAGAGTATTGTATTCTAGATGTGGAAGTTACACATGTTTTATATAAAAAGATTTTAGAAAAAAATTACTCACAAGATGCTTTGGATCTAGAACATAAAGTCCAGGAGACATGTGTAGGCATGATGAGTAATGGTATTCAATTTGATACTACTAAAGGTAGAGAATTATATAGTGATCTATCAGATGAGAGATCTAAATTAGATAAACAATTAGGTGAGTATTTTCCATCTTGGGAAGAGGTAGAAGAATTTATACCTAAAGTAAATAATAAATCTAGAGGTTATGTTAAGGGAGTTCCATTTATAAAAAGAACTACAATAGATTTTAATCCAAACTCTAGAGATCATATTGCTGCAAGATTGAAAGCACAAAGAGGTTGGCAACCTACAGAGTTTACACCAGATGGTAAACCTAAAGTAGATGATTCTATTCTAGCTAATTTAGAATATCCAGAGGCTAAATTTTTAGCACGATATTTTATGATCCAAAAAAGATTAGGCCAATTAGCAGAAGGTAAAAATGCTTGGTTGAAATTAGAAAAAAATAATAGGATCTACAGTACGATCAATACTAATGGTGCGGTCACTGGTAGATGCACACATGCTACACCTAACCTGGCACAAGTTCCGAGTGTGTCAGCAGAGTATGGAGATAAATGCAGAGAATTATTTACTGCAAAAGATGGATGTCTTTTAGTTGGATCAGATATGTCTCAATTAGAATTAAGAATGTTAGGCCATTACATGTACCCATATGATGATGGTGAATATGCTAATGATGTAATTAATGGAGACATACATACCAGGACATTACAAGCATTAGAATTAAAACCTAATCAAAGAAATTTAGCTAAGAAATTTATATATACATTTTTATATGGTGGCGGTGCTAAAAGAATTGGAGAGACTATGGGTAGATCTGCAGCAGAGGGTAAAGAATTAAGAGAAATGTTTTTAAAAAAAATACCTGCATTGAAAATGTTAATCGATAAAGTTCAGCAGAGTTCAGAAGTTAGTAATGATCTAAAGGGATTAGATGGTAGAAGGATATATGTTAGATCTGTTCATGCCGCACTTAATTGTTTACTACAAAGTGCCGGTGCTATTTGTTCTAAATATTGGATTGATAATCTAAGAACTAAATTGAATGATGATATTAAGTTAGTAGGGTGGATCCATGATGAAGTTATTTTAGAAGTTAAAGAAGATTTAGCAGATGAAGTTAAGATCATGGTGGTACAGGCTATAGAAGAAATAAAAGATCGTATAGGACTACGAGTAGAATTAACTGGAGATAGTAGAGTTGGAAAAAATTGGAAAGAGATCCATTGAAAATATAGGTAAAAAATTTATTACACTACCTTTATCCGGAAGGATTTTAAAAAAAGGTAATTGTATGAATAATTTATATTTTGTAGGTTATGTAAAAAATAAAACAAGCACTAAAGAAAAATGGTGTGATAAAGAATCCTGGATCCATCTTAATATAAGAGAAGTTAGAAGAGGTGCTAAAGGTAGAGCAAGAAAAAATAATATACCATTTAATGTTTCTGTAGAATATTTAAAAGATATATTTCCTGCTGATCATTTATGTCCAGTATTTAATTGTCAAATGTCATTCTGTAATTCAGATAAATGGAGATCAGCATCAATAGATCGAATTGATCCGGAGATCGGATATGTTGAAGGTAATGTCCAATGGATTTCTGTTAAAGCAAACACAATTAAAAACAATGCACATCCTTATGAACTTTTGAGATTAGCAAATTTTATGGTAAAGCAATATAGAGGTAGAAATGAAACAAAGAAAAAGTAAATTATTAATAGATGGAGACATTATATGTTATCAGATAGCAAGTCAGATCGAAGAACCAATACATTGGGGTGATGATCTTTGGACTTTACATAGTGATTTCAAAACTGCGAAACAAAAATTTAATAGTTATATAAATGATCTTAAAGAAAATTTATATTTATCAGATGTATTAATATTTCTTAGTGATCGTGAAAGTAATTTTAGAAAACAATTATATCCAGATTATAAAGCAAATCGACAGGATCGTAGGAAACCAGTATGTCTATATGAAATGTTTAAATGGGTTAAAGAAGAACACAATGCAATAACAGAACCTAGATTAGAGGCGGATGATTTGTTAGGTATATATTCTACAAATCCAGATTATAAAAATAGTATTATAGTTTCTTTAGATAAAGATCTAAAAACTATACCAGGTAAATTATCTCCGGATGGATCTAACATTTTAAAGATTACACAAAAACAAGCTATGTATAATCATGCGGTTCAGATTTTAACTGGTGATCCAGTAGATAATTATCCTGGATGCCCGGGCATAGGTATTAAAACTGCGATTAAATTATTTACAGATGTAGAAGGTTCTAAAAATTTTAATCATTACTGGGATATAATTCTTAAATCCTATAAGAAAGCAGGGTTAAAAGAAAAGGATGCAATTACACAAGCACAAGTAAGTTACATTTTACAATGGGAAGATTATGACTTCAAAAGTAAAAAAATTAAAAAGTGGAAACCAGGATCTAATTAATAAACCAGATCATTACAATACTGGAGATATAGAGTGCATACAAGCTATTAAATCATCAATGACATCAGAGGCTTTTAAAGGATATCTTAAAGGTAATGTGCAAAAATATATGTGGAGATATGAGCATAAGCATAAAGATAATAAAGTGCAAGATCTTGATAAAGCAGAGTGGTATCTTAAATATTTAATTTGTGTAGAGATAGATGAAAACATTTAAGTGCATGTTTAGATAATACTATGGCTATTTTAAAAAGAAATAAAACAGATCTACCTAATAAATTGGAAGATCTAATCAAGTATTTGGATGAGAGTTTCCCATTAAAAAATCCAGAACCTACTGATTGTAGTAATCAGATCATGTATAGATCTGGCCAGAGATCAGTTATAGATTTTTTAAAGAGTAAACTTAATCAAGAAAATAACAATTAACTTGGAGACAATATATAAATGTGTAGATCATCTAGAGCAGCACCACCTGCACCACCTGCACCGGCACCAGTGCCAACCCAGGCTACAGTCGAGCAGATCCCAGAATTAGATTTAGCTATTGAGTCTGATAGTGATGCAGAAACTAAGAAGAAACGAGCAAAGAGAGCAGGTAAAAAATCATTAAGATCTGATGTGTCTTATAGTGCAGTGTCAGATTTAAACATACCTAATTAGGATAATAAATGGCTAAAGATAATGTAAAAAAATTATGGACAAAACTGGATATGAAAAAACACCAGTTTGTAGAGAGAGGCAGAGAATGTAGCGAACTTACGATCTCTTCATTATTACCGCCAGAAGGTTTTAGTGACTCATCTGATCTATATACTCCATACCAAAGTGTTGGTGCCAGAGGTGTAAATAACCTGGCCTCAAAATTATTATTACTTCTATTACCACCTAATGAACCATTCTTTAGATTGACTACAAGTACAAAAATTAAAAATGAATTAGAAGGCCAAGAGGAATTATCTACAGAAGTTGAACGATCACTAGCTAAAATTGAACGAGAGATCATGAGATTTATAGAGGAATCTTCACTTAGAGTATCTTTATTTGAGGCTCTTAAACATTTGATAGTCACTGGTAATGTTTTAATTTCAGTACCAAAAAATAATAAAATGAAGATCTACAATATTAATCAGTATTGTGTTCAAAGAGATTCTGATGGTAATGTTATACAGATCGTAATAAAAGAATCTATATCACCTAGATCATTAGATGATGAAACTAGAGAGATCGTACATTTATCAACAGATAAAGATGAAGATGTAGATCTATATACTCACATTTGTAGAGAGATGGATGGTAAATTTTATGTCTATCAATGTGTTAATGATGTAATGATTCCTTCAAGTATAGGTAAATTTAATGAAGATGATTTACCATATATGGCACTAAGAATGGTAAGAGTAGATACAGAAGATTATGGTAGATCTTATGTAGAAGAATTTTTAGGTGATCTAAAATCATTAGAAGGATTATCTAAATCATTATTAGAGTCAAGTGCTGCAGGATCTAAGGTTGTATTTATGGTTAAACCTAATGCAGTCACTAAGAAACGAGATCTTGTAGAGTCAGCAAATGGAGATATTATTACTGGTCATAGAGAAGATGTGACTACTCTCCAGGCAGATAAACAATATGATCTACAAGTAGTAGAAAGAGTTATAAATACTTTAAATGAAAGATTAGCATTTGCATTTTTATTGCAGTCTGGTGTGATCAGAGATGCTGAAAGAGTCACTGCAGAAGAAATTAGAAAATTAGCTAACGAATTAGAATCATCTTTAGGTGGTTTATATTCATTATTGTCACAAGAATTTCAATTACCTTTAGTAAATTTATTAATGAAAAGATTAGGATCTGCCGGATCTATTCCTAAATTACCTAAAGGATCAATTAATCCAGTGATCATAACTGGTGTCGCAGCATTAGGCCGAGGTAATGATCTACAAAAATTAAGAGCATTTTTAGAAGATGTAAGTGTATTAGCAAGTATAGATCCTAAAGCTGCACAGATGATCAATGTTACAGATCTTATAACCAGGATAGCTACATCACATGGAATAGATACAGAAGGATTATTAATTGATCAAGAGACTATAGCCGCACAAGATCAAATGGCTCAACAAAATCAAATAGCTCAAACAATGACTCAAGGTGCTACACCGGCAGTCGCATCTGGAATGATGGAAGGAATTAAAGAGGGATCAATAGATCCACAAGCATTGGCACAAGGTATGCAAGGTATGATGGGAGATCAATAATATGGTAGATCAAGTTGTAATAAATAAAGAAACACCAGAAGAACCTACTCCAGAAAAATCTGTAGAAGAAGTTAAATCTGAAAATGTTAAAACTGAATCTGTAGATCAACCAGTAGAAGAACAAAAACAACCAGAAAAAATATTAGGTAAATTCGATACTCAAGAGGATCTTGCAAAAGCATATGAAGAATTAGAATCTAAATTAGGATCTAAAGTTGAAAAACCTAAACCTACTGATCAAGGCCTGGAGATAGATCAAGCTGCTGAAAAAGTAGTTGAGTCTGCAGGATTGGATATGCAAAGTTTAGAAGATGAATATGCAGAACATGGAGAACTTAAAGAAGATTCTTTAAAGAAATTAGAAAGTGTAGGTATATCTAAAGATATAGTATCTAATTATATTGAAGGCCAAAAAGCAGTAGCACAACAAATAGAAAATGATATTAAAAGTATTGCAGGTGGTAATGAAGGTTATAGTAAGATGATCGCATGGGCGAAAGATAATTTAACTCCAGATGAAATAGCGGCTTATAACAGAGTTGCTAATGGTAGAGATCTTGATGCTACTAAAATGGCAGTCCAGGGATTAAAAGCTAGAATGGATGGCAATGCTGAACCTAATTTAATACAAGGTAGAGCCGCATTATCACAAGAAAGATTTGAATCAGTAGCACAAATTACTGAGGCTATGAAGGATCCTAGATATGACAAAGATCCTGCATACAGAGAAGAAGTTAAACAGAAGATCTCTAGATCAGAAGTTTACTAATACTACATTCCATTTTTTTGGAAGTAGTGAAAACCAGACACACAATTATAAGGAACTAACTTGATCTTCTGCGGAAGGCAATCTTGATGAAATACTTTTAATTAAAGTCGGTTGATTAATTTTAACCATTTTATTTAGGAGAATAAATTATGGCAAATGCAACAGTCGCTAGTATCGGCAGAGTCAATGCCAGTGGATCCGAAGATGCTTTATTTCTTAAAGTATTCGCAGGTGAAACTATCACTGCCTTTGAACGAGCTAGTGTGACAGAAGGTGCAGAAATGGTCAGATCAATATCCTCTGGTAAAAGTGCAACTTTTCCAGTCATGGGTAGAACCTCTGCAGCATATCATACACCTGGCACTGAAATAACTGGTACAGATGTAAATCATAATGAGAAGGTCATTACTATTAATGATCTACTTGTTAGTTCTGCATTTCTATCAAATATTGAAGAGGCTAAAAATCATTGGGATGTTAGATCATCTTACTCAACAG